AAGATTGCAAGAGGTGAGTATACAGCTGAGGAATTGAGAACAAACTATCTATTAACTAAAGATCAGGAGGCAAGACTATGAAAGCAATGGCAATAATGAGACTCGCAGAATATATGCAGACTGAAGAGTGGTCACAATTGAGTGACTACCTAAGAGAGCAATGGATCAAGCATTTCTGTAAAGCATCAGAGCTTGAGATAACAACAGCCTACATTGATGGCAAGTACAAGTCAGAAGGTTATGAGAATTCAGAAGATTACATCAAACAAAACTTTGAAATATGAAATGGCATCCATCAAGCATTGGGAAGATCATGACAAATGCTAGAAGCAAGTCAGAGGTCCTATCAGAAACAGCTAAGAGCTATATCAAGTCAATTGCAAAGCAAGACTTTTACGGCTACAATATTGAGCTAAATAACAAGTACATCATCAAGGGCATTGAGCAAGAACAAGACAGCATTGATCTAGTGAATGCAGTCAGATTCACTGACTACAAAAAGAATAAAGTCAGACTAGAGACTGAACTGATGACTGGTGAGTGTGACATTCTACTAGATGAGGCTATCATTGACATCAAAACATCTTGGTCATTAGAGACGTGGCCAGCAACAGCAGAGGATGGTGATGAGTCACTTTATGAATGGCAAGGCAGAGCCTACATGTATCTGTATGATAGGCCATCATTTGAACTAATCTACTGCATGGTATCAACAGATCCAAACAATGATTTTGGACTGCTTAATCAGTGGGATAATATGTCTCTGCATAGAGTGGACCATATTGATGCAGCAAAACGTATCACAGTCATCAGATATGAACGTGACATTGAGCTTGAGCTGGCAATGCTTGAGAGACTCAGACATGCATCAGAGTTTTATGTGCAGTATATTAACAAGCTAAACAATAAGTGATGGAAATAGTACAAGAGCATGTATATGATATCAAGTCTGAATCAATGTATTGGAGGGTTTATTTTACTCAAATTTCTTTAATACCTTTGACTAATGAGGAACATCATGAGGTGTCTGCAAAGCTGGATCAAATCCTTGAGGACTTGGAAAATAGGCGAAAATTTATGGGTACTGGTAACTAATTTAATTTATAGAAATAATGACGAAACGTGAACAAATAGCAACAGAATTGCTAGCAGCAATGATCATTGCCTCAGAAGGCAAAGCAATGAATACACTTGTGGAAAAATCAGTTATCCTGGCAGATGATTTGATTGAGGAACTAAATGCCACAGAAGAGTATGATGGGCCTAATATTAAAGTGGTTTAGTATGGCTTATGATATTATAACAGCACCACCAATTCAATGTCCAGGAGGGCCATTGAACATCAAGAAAATGATCATAGATATGACCATTGAACAAATCAGAAATTATACACCAATATACTTTTAAAATGGAACAGAAAATCAACAGTGGAGCAATCTTCAAAAACGACAAGAAGACTGCCGACAATCAGCCTGACTACAGAGGCAAGATCAATGTAGAAGGCAAGGAGCTTGAGATCTCACTATGGGTGAAGACAGCTCAATCAGGAGTTAAGTACATGAGTGCAGCAATCAAAGAGCCTTATGTGGCTCCAGCACCAGCACCAGTGCTACAAAATACAACTGATAAAATAAAAGCAGCAGATGATTTTGAAGATGACCTTCCCTTCTGATGTGAGCCTAAGTGATTGGATGAGAGGAGAGCTTCATAAGAGGCTCTCCAATCGTTACAAGCTGACTAATCTGTCAGAGGATAGTGATCTGAACTATGCACAGCTGTGGCGGTTTTGTAATAGCAAGCCAGTATCAGAACAATTTATCAATGAGGTATTCAAATATTTAATAACTTCGGGATGTGTTTTGGAATAAGGAGGCATACAATATCGCTATCAAGATCACTGGAGGCTCAGAACTATATCGTGACCTTGTCTCAGATGTGTTCATCATACTCAGTCAGTACGAGATCCAAGAGGCCGATCTTCCAAGAACATTTGCAAGGTTTGCATACAATCAGTGGAAATGGCCTGGTAGTGAATTCAACAAGAAATTCAATCCCCCAATACGTCTGCTCCCATTCGAGACAGATGTTGCCTTCAAAGAGACAGAAGATGATGACCTATCAGAATATCAATGCTATCTTGATAACTACATGCAGAAATCTCCTGAAGATGATCAAGAGCTATTTTGTAAAGAACTAACTAAGATGCATCTGTATGGAATGACTTATAGAGATATCAAAGCAGAAACAAATCTGCCCCTCAGAGTCATCCATGGTGCCATAAAACAATTCAAAAATGATTTATATTCTATTCATACTGGCGAGCCTAGGGATATCAAGAGCAATGATGACCTTTGAACTGCCTGATCTTAAACCATTAAACTGCTGGAGCTGCCTATCCTTTTGGACTTCAGTCATCTTATTACTGATGTACGACTGGCATACTGTTGGCATAGCATTCATCACATATTTACTAGCTGATATTATACAATCATGGGAGAGCAAGCAATGACTGATCAGGATAAGTATTTTGCCATGATTGGTGCAATACTACTTCGTGAGCTGCACAACAGCAGAGAGCTAAGAAGAAAGATAAAAGGCACAGCCTTAGAAAAGAAACTACTTAAAATTATGAAGCCATGATATCAGATGAGCTGATGAGCCAGGTGCAGAGATTTATGAAGACTAGATCCTTTGCACTGAATGAAGAGCTAAAAGAGGAGCTGTCCATGTGGCTCAAGTTAAACAAGAACATAGTGCTCAACAAGAGATGTGGCACATGCCTACGCAATGCAATGAGAGATCTAGCAGCTCACATTCAATCCAACATCAATACAGAAATCAAACCAGCTAAGATTCAGTTTATTGGAACAAAACAATATAACTATGAGAGCATGAGCTACAATGATATGAAGGCACTGGCAAAAGATAGAGGACTAAACTTAGGAGCAGCACCAAAGAAAGCTGATCTACTTAATGCATTGAAATCATGATTGTAGCTCCTATTCCAGTGAATGGCAGAAGGCCACTGCTCAAGATCACAATCACAAGACTTCAGAAGGCTGGAGTTAAAGTCATCTGCATGGGCCATGATCCTGAAGATAGAGAGCTGTGCATCAAGCTAGGTGCCGAGTGGATAGAGATATCCAATGATCCACTGGGTGCGAAGTGGAATGCTGGATTCATGGCAGCTAAGAAATACAATCCTACTGGGGTGCTGTTTGTTGGCTCTTCTGACTGGGTGTCAGATAATTACATCCAAGAGGCTGAAGATAAGCTCAAAGAGTTTGACATGGTAGGAAAGCTAGGATGTCACTTCATTGATGTAGCTGATAAGATTAGACTGGTCAACTGGACTGGATACGGCAAAGGACCAAGATCATATGAGCCTATAGGTATTGGCAGAATGCTATCAAATAGATTCCTTGACAAGATCAACTGGCAGCCATTTGACAAGAGATTGAACAGCGGACTTGACTGGGCCATGTGGCTCAGAGCAATTATCAGTGATGCATCTGTAGGGATATTTGATGCAGATGATATACAATTCTTATCAATCAGTACAGATAAGTGGAATAATAAGCATAAATTTGAGGATCATTGGACTGGCAAGTTAAAGAGTGAACGCATAACTGGCAAAGAACAGATTGCATTCCTTCAGTCATTCCCTGAGATATACGAACTTCATGAAATATTATAATGAAAAAAGAATGTAAACGATGCCTATTCACTTCTGACTTCACTGTCATAGGTAGTAAGCAATGCAACTATTGTGATCTACATGATGAGCTACAGCAGCAGTCAAATCCTGAAGAGCTCAATGGAGTTATCAACAGAATCAGAGAACATGGCTATGGTGACAAATACGATTGCATCATGGGGATCAGTGGAGGTCTTGACAGCTCAGTGCTACTTTACACTGCTGTACGTTACTGGGGCCTCAAGCCGCTAGTCATTCACTTTGATAATAACTGGAATGCACCACAAGCTGTCCACAATATGCAGCAGCTCATCAAGAAGCTGAATGTGGATGCAATCACTTACCAGGTGAACAAGTCAGAATACGACAAACTAAATGAGGCATTCCTTTATGCTGGACTGCCTGATGCAGATATCCCCAATGACATAGCAATGACAAAGCTGATGTACGATACTGCACACAAGTACAAGATCAAGTACATTCTCAATGGTCATGACTTCAGAACTGAGGGATCAACACCAGCATCATGGACCTACATGGATGCTAAATACATCAGATCAGTGTACAAGGCATATACACAAGCTGAGCTAACTAACTATCCACTATTCACATTCAAGGACCAACTGTACTATGCACTGAAGGGAATCAAGAATGTAAGACCATTCCACTATGGATTTGATAGAGAGACAATGGAGGCTGAAATGAAACGACTTATTCAATGGCAAGACTATGGCGGAAAGCATTGTGAGAATGTTTACACTGAGTTTGTAGGGAGCTTTCTACTGCCTAATAAATTTGATATTGATAAGAGAATTGTATACCTTTCTGCACAAGTCAGATCAGGCAGATTGACAAAGCAACAAGCTAGAGAGCTGTTCGATGTCAAGCCTGAGTTTGACATGACTAAGCTAGGAGAATACGAAACAAAAATAAATGCACTAATTAACCTTCGCAAAGGTGACAGAGCCAAATATGAGAAGTACAACTTCAAAGCCTATAGGCCACTGATATGGATCCTGGCTAAAATGAAGGTAGTGCCGTATACATTTTACACTAAATACTGCAAGTAATGCCAATACCTAAACCAAGACCAGCAGAGTCAGAGAATGAATTCATCACTAGATGCATGGGTGATGAGAAGATGAAAGAGGAATATCCATCTACTCAACGCTATCCAGTATGCAAGTCATCATGGCAAAGAGCAAAGCAAGAATTTCAAGATAGTTACAATGACTATCCTGATGCTGTAGTGAATAACGCTAGAAGAGGCATAGAGCTGAATGAGAAGCAAGGCAACAGATGTGCAACACAAGTGGGAAAGGTTAGAGCACAGCAGCTCAGCAATAGAGAAAAGCTATCCATAGATACAATCAAAAGAATGATAAGCTATCTATCAAGAGCTGAGACTTACTATGAAAATGGCACCCCTGAAGATTGCGGATACATCTCATACCTTCTGTGGGGTGGAAAGGCAGCAAAGACATGGGCAGAATCTAAAATAAACGAACTAAAATAATGGCTAAGATATCCTTTGATTATGATGGCACAATATCAACTGCCAATGGTGAAAAACTAGCAGCTGAATTAATAGATAAAGGTGATACAGTATATATCATATCAGCTAGATCAGGCAAAGTGGGAATGATGGCCAAGGCTGACAAGTTAGGTATCCCTGAGTCAAGAGTCTATGCTACTGGATCCAATAAGGCAAAGATTGAGAAAGTGCTGGAGCTTGGTATAGTTAAGCACTATGATAATAATAATAATGTAGTTAATAGTTTACCTGGTATTGGTATACTATATGGAACAAATTAATATATATAAGAATGGCCTATTCTCAAGAAGTAATTGATCAACTGGAGGATCTTGGATGGGAATATATTCAAGAATGCCTCAATAATACAAAGCCACATGTAGCTGGTAGTGGTAAAGTAGTAGAAGTGCCTGATAGACATATCCCAACAATAGACTACTTTCTTAACATTTGGATACCTTTGAAATTAGACATGAAGCTAATTAATAGAAGGACTTGGTATGATTGGTTAAGGGAAAACTCTGACAAATCTCTCACTATAAAAAATATTGATTGTGAATTCATATCTCTAGGCAAGAATATTGTGGCCAATGAAGGGAAAGGTATCTTCTATGCTAAGAACAAATTTGGCATGCATGATCGTCAGCAAGTTGAAACTAGGAATGTTGATAACTTTGACTTTGATGAATGAGTACAATCAAAGGCTACAAGCCTCATCCTAATCAGAGAGAAATCCACAATGCTATCAATCAAGGCAGCGAGAAATACTATGCTTTAAATATTGGTAGGCAGTTTGGCAAGACCTTACTAGGAATCAATCAGCTTCTGTACTGGGCCATCAATCATCCAGGCTCACAGATTGCTTGGGTGACACCAGTATACAAGCAAGGCAAGAAAGTATTTGCAGAGCTTGAGAGAGCAGTTAAAAACAGCGGTCTATTTGAATTCAACAAATCAGATCTCAAGGTGACTGGCTTTGGATCATCAATAGAATTCTTTAGTGGTGAACGGCCCGACAATATCAGAGGAAATACCTTTCATTTCATGGTAGTAGATGAGATGGCCTTCACAAGACCTGAGCTGTGGAATGAGGTCCTATCAGCAACTGTCATGGTAAAGGGCAAGAAGGTAATATTCATCTCAACACCAAAGGGCAAGAATCACTTTCATGCCTTGTGTATGCAGCCTAACTATGATGACAGATACAAGTACATCCACTTCACATCCTATGACAATCCTATGATTGCACCACAAGAGCTGGAGGAGAGAAAGCGGTCATTGCCTGATCATATCTTCAGACAAGAATACATGGCTGAATTCATTGACAACGCATCAGGATTATTCAAGAACGTGAGGCAATCAGCTGGCACATGGGAGAGAGGTGGCAAGTGCTATGCTGGTCTTGACATAGGTAGGGCAGATGACTACACAGTGCTGACAATACTAAATGAGAGAGGGCAGATGGTCTATGTGGGAAGATGGCGGCATGATGAGTGGTCCAAGATCATTGACAAGGTAGCAGACATCATCAAGCAATATCAAGCAGTCACATTGATAGAGGTCAACAATCAAGGGGATATCTTCTTTGAGATGCTGTCCTCAAGACTGCGTAACCTAGTCAATCCCTTCACCACTACCAGCAAGACCAAGCCTATCATAATTGAAGATTTAGCACTAGCCTTTGAGCAGTCAGATATCAAGATAATAGAAGAGCAATGGCTGATAGATGAGCTTGAGAATTTTACTTATATTTACAATCCGAATACCAGGTCAGTACAATACTCTGCACCAAGTGGACTGCATGATGATGGGGTTATCTCACTGGCACTGGCATGGCATAGTAAAAAGAACTACAGTAAGAGAGGGCAATACAAAATATTAAGAGCATGAAAACCATTGATGTAAACTATCCACAAACAATCCAAGAATGTAGACCTGATCAGCTCACTAAATGGCTCATGTTGGCACCATTCATCCAGCAGACAGATAAGTCACTGATCAACATGCTAGACTTTCAGTCACAGCTTGTCAGCATCTTCACTGGACTGCCAATAAACAAGGTCAGAAAGATTCACATTGATGACATCATGAATGCCAGCAGTGTACTTCTGAATGTGCTATCACAATACAGCACAAAGGAGCCATCTGAATTCATTGAGATAGAAGGCAAGAGATACAGATTTGAAAAGGACTTTAGTGCCATAGAGACTGGTCAGATCATTGACATGAAGCTCATTGAGGATGTCAGCTCATCACCATGTGAGGCATTGGCTATATGCTACATTGAGGAGGGCATGGAATACTGCCAAGAGGATGAGAGGGGCAAGGTCATCAATACCAATAAGAAGAGGGAAGAGATATTTAAAAGGGCCTTCCCTGGTGATGAATTTCTGAATTTCTTCGCTTTTTTTTTGCGAGAATCAGAGAGGCGGAGTCTCGCTATCTTGGGAATACAGACAGCGAGGCTGATGAATCAGAATCAGACAATGCATCAGAAACTCTTAGAGACAGCGAATGGTTTACATGGACAAGAATCCTCCTCAAGCTGGCGCAAGAGCTTGGCAAAGATGTGGACACTATCACGCGTCAGCCATACATAAAGACATTGTTTTGGCTCAACTTCTTTAAGCTCAAAGCGGAACAAGATTACATATTACAAAGACATGGCTGATGATCTGCAATTTCTTGACTCTCTAGGTATATCTCAGACTGAACTTACTCAGCCTCAGACAGCTTATGAGAAGTTTATTCTAGGTCTTGCCAATGAGGTCACAGCACAATTCCAAGAGTATATATTTACTAACGTAAACAATACTGGAGGACTAGCTCAGTCAGTGGTATACTTTCCTACTGGAGCATTGTCATTTGAGATACAAGCAGATGAATACTACAAGTTCCAAGATGAGGGTGTCAATCCAGTAGGACAGAATAAATTCCAAACACCTTACAGCTTTAAGTATCCTAATGTTTCAAAGAATCATGCAAAGGCAATACAGCAATGGAAAGGATATGATCTGAGTCATGCCTATGCATCAGCATCAGCTACCAAGAACAAATATGGTATCAAGCCTCGCAATATCACATCCAATGTCATGAGCAATGAGGTCCTTGATAGGATAGCAAATGATCTAGCTGCTGTCACTGGTCTGATGTTTGAAATATCATTCACAAAAAATACAAGAACATGGCAATAACGATAATAGATGAGCCAATGCCATTTTGGCCTATCTGCAACAATGTGGAATGGACCTTTGAATCAGACAATACTGGACAAGCTAACTTCTCATTTATTGTTGAGGTGTATATCAATGGTGCTCTGAATTCTACTCATCAAGTATTCCCTGAGAATGGAGATGCTGGCAAGTTTAATATCTCAGCACTTGGTAGGGCGGTATTGAATAATAACTATCCTGATCAAGCTACATTCGGACAAGAGCTATTAACTGACTATCAATGGAATCTTATAGTATATGAGCGATATGGCACACCAGCTGAAGTACAAGTAGCATCTGCTGAAAATACAAGTTCATTTAGATTTCTAAATGGATCCTTTAGATATGCCAATGCGACTACTGGAGGGTGGGACTATCAAGACTATGATCTTGATACTGGTGGCAAAGGTGACTTATTTTTGACTGACTTTCCAAGAAATAGAAAGGATTTAGTATCTTATTCAGAGGCAAAGTATCTATCAATCATCAATAGTGGTGGCGATAACTGTACTGGATATGTGAAGCTGTATAATATATCTAATACTTTGATAGCACAAGCTACATGGACTGGAGCACTTGCAACTGGTCTTATAATACCTTTGGTTAGTGTGGGGCCGTCTGTTCTAGTAGGTGGCACATCATTGGTACAAGCTGACTTTGATAACTGCTACTACTACACCATCCAATTAAAACAGACTGCGACACCATCAAAGGATTCAGAGATTTACAGAATATACTATGATCAATCATGCAGTGCCTATTCAAGACGTAGATTGATTTGGCTCAATAAATATGGTGCATGGGATAGCTTTACTTTCACTAAGTTATCTGAGGATAGCTCTGATGTGACATCGAATAGATACAGCAAAAGAACTGGGAGATGGGTAGGCAGCAGCTATGAATATGACTTGAGTGATGGTCATCAGATGACTGTTAGTAAAAGTGTGCAAGACAAGCTCATTTTGAATTCAGACTGGATTCATGAGGAGGTACAGCAATGGCTAGTGAGGGATCTCTATGAATCTCCAAGAGTATATTTACAGAATGATTTTGGCCTTGATATATTCGAGCCAGTGAACGTCACCAATGCTAACTATCTACTCAAGCAGAGACGTAAAGCTGGACTTATTCAGGAGCAAGTACAGATAGATAGAACATACACCTACATTTCACAATTAGGATAGATGGAGCTATACATCAATGATATAAGAGTAGACCTTGATGAGAGGCTGCCATTCCCATTGACATACAACATCAGTGATGTCAGAGATTTGTCTAGTAGGAAAGGGAATAATTCCAAGACTATCACTTTGCCTGGTACCAAGATAAACACATATCTGATGTATCAAGTATTCAGCTTGACAGCAGCAGAGCCAGTGCTTGATACTCAGAGTGCCTTCCTTAACTTTGATCCATCTGTCAAGGCCACAGCTAGATACTATGATCAAGGTCTATTGCAGTTTAATGGTATATGTCAGCTGACTGAGTGCAGCTGGATGGATGGTATGTGGAGATTCTCTATCATCATGATCTCAGAAACTATTGACTACATTGGACTGTTATCTAAGATCAGAATCAATGAGCTGTCATGGTCCGAATATACACATACACTAATCAAGGCCAATCAAGAGAATTCATGGGCTGGAACTATCCAGGTGAATGGTGTACCAACAAGCAACAAGACTGGTGCCAACTGGGATGGACTAGGATATTACTATGGACTGATTGACTATGGATATGATAGGCCAGCAGTAGATGCGTTTGGTGTGGAGCACATTCCGCCACAAGTATTTTGTTATGATATCCTGAAGAGGGCATTTGATTACTGCGGCATCAGCTGGTCATCAGCCTTCCTTGAGAGTCAAACATTCAAGAGAATGCTCATGGCCTTTGAAGGCGGATCATTGCCAAGAATCACAGCTGCTGATTCACTTGCCTTGTCAGCCTATACTACAGAGGACAATGGCACCAGTGGTCATATTATCAATGCGGACATTCCACTATCTAGTGGATGGAATCTAGTATTTGGTGGCAATAGAAGAGCTGACTTACAGAACACAGTAACTACTGATGCATACAATAGTACAGTGACATCTGATCCAGCTGGACAGATTGAGAATGCTGCTACATTCATGCGCTTTGTATCAGCTACTGAGGGCATCATGAGAATCAACTATGTTGGTGATCATGACTTGAATCTTGACTTTACAATCACTGGGGCCAATCTTGTGGATACATGGATCAGGTTTAAGCTGGTACTGAAGATATATAAGAATGGATTTGTGATATCTCAAGATGATGTATACCAGGGATTCTTTGACAATGGTACTGGTGACTATTCAGCTACTATCAGCTTTGACTATAGCAGAGATGTATTTGTGACCTTCAATGATGAGCTGAAATTTGTTCTAGTGTGGAATGTTTATGATTCATCTGTTGAGGCTGATGACATTCCTACGGCCTTCTCATTGAATACCAACATCACAAGCAACACAGCGGATCTCAATATCGTATTATCTGAGCAATCACTTGAGCCAGGAGGAACTATCTTGATTGATAACTTTCTGCCAACAATGGACTGCGCCACATTCTTTAAAGGAATTACTACGGCATTCAATCTATATATCAAGCCTAATGTTAATGATAACACCATTCTTGAGATTGAGCCAATGGATGACTTCTACAATTCATCAGCTGATGCCTTGAACTGGACTCATCTAGTTGACTATAGCAGAGATTATAAGGTGACACCTACCATCAACTTTGCGAGCAACACATATAACTTTGTATTTGACCAAGATGATGACTATTACAACTTCTACTATGCACAAGATGTCAGGAAGCAGTATGGTGCATTCAGCTTAGATTCACAGAATCAATTCGCTAAGAATACAACTGAATTCAAGCTGCCATTCTCACAGAAGCTGCTCGTGAATATTCCAGTAGATGAGAGTACATTCACCAATATCATTGTGCCAAGATCATTCCAAGTCAAGACTGAGCAAGATGGCACATCAGCTATAGCTATCAAGAAGGGGAAACCATTCCTTGTGCAGCTGGGACCAATGACTTCAGCTACATGGCAATATATTGATGAGGATGGTATTGCCACTACTGAGGGATCATATCCATATGTGGGCCATCTCAATAGCTTGACATCACCTACATTTGACTTCAATTTTGGGGTGCCTGAATATGTATTCTATCAAGATGCGGCCTACACTACCAATAATTTATTTCATTATCATGAGAGATACATCAAGGAGGTGATATCTAGGTTTGGAAAGTTATTAACATGCTATATCAAGATAGATAACAGCATGATCAACATGCTTAATTTTAAGGAACTGATCAACATTGATGGTGTAATTTATAGACTTCAGAAGGTATCAGATTTTGATAGTGGAAAGGATAACACTACATTAGTGGAACTGATTCGCATAATAGAAGGGGAGAGTATCCAAACTTTTGACATAGAGATACCTTATCTCCCTGACAAAGTTAATTTCAGAGAGACAGAAGGTAAATTTACAGCTGGAGCTCAGACAAGAATAACAGAAGATAATATAACTAGAATAATAGAATAGATATGGCAGTTTGGGAAGAAATACTGGTGGCAAGCCAGGGGACATTGATAGTGAATGACACTAATGAAAAAACAATAGCTTATGATGCAATCTTTGTCCTTGAGGACACTGTATTTGCAAGCATCAAGGTAGGTGGTGTTGACATTAAAGCTCAGTTAATAACTACACCAGCAACAGCTGTAAAAGCTGGAGCAATGATCAGATGTACTGGAGCTCGAAAGTTTTCAGCTATTGACTTGACATCAGGATCTGTAGCTTTAATCTTGTAAGATGTACGGATACGGATTTACAATGATGTTCAATAGTGCAACTGCTGCCATTAAGGCTGTGGCTGATGCGCTATTCAATAGACTATCTGAGGATGGTATCAATAGAATGACAGAAGATAATCAACAACGAATAACAGAATAAGACATGGGAGTAAAGATATCAGGCTTAACGGCCAAAGGGGCAGCACTAGCAGCAACAGATTTAGTTGAGATTGCTCAGTCAGCTGGTGGTGGTTTATATACATCACGCAGTGTAACTGGTGCCAACATTAAGACATTTGCTCAGACTGGTCTACCTACTGAGATCCAGGTGGCTGCATCAGATGAAACTACAGCACTGACAACTGGTACTGCAAAGGTTACTTTCAGAATGCCATATGCCATGACAGTTACTGCTGTGAGAGCTTCACTTTCTACAGCTCAAGCATCAGGCAGTATCTTCACTGTTGACATCAATGAAGGTGGTACAACTATCCTATCAACAAAGCTGACAATTGACAATACTGAAAAGACATCTACAACTGCTGCAACTGCTCCAGTGATATCTGATAGTGCATTGGCAGATGATGCTGAGATAACTATTGACATTGACCAAATTGGTAATGGCACAGCAAAAGGTTTGAAAGTTACATTGATAGGTACAAGAGCATGATAATCAATCCATATTTAGTGCAGCCAAGTGGGCCATCATACGGCACACTAACTACTGCGTGGATAGCTGCTACGGGAGAAACG